GATGATTGGCGGTATCTCGGCAGCGGCGACGGGTGCGTTGCGTGCATTGCTTGACTCTGCGCACATTGCCAACTTCCCCGGCATGCTCAAGCTCAAGGGCGGTCGCGAAGGCGGTCAGTCCGAGCGTATTGATCCAACGGAAGTGAAGGAAATCGAAGGCGGCGCATTTAGCGATGACATTCGCAAGATTGCGATGCCGATTCCGTTTAATCAGCCCTCGCAAACTTTGATGGCGTTGCTGGGCTTCTTGGTCGAAGCCGGTAAGGGTGTTGTTCGTACAACGCTAGAAGACATCTCTGAGAACCAAGGCAACATGCCGGTCGGGACTCAGCTCGCCCGTATTGAGCAGGGCATGGCGGTGTTCTCTGCTATTCATGCGCGATTGCATGACGCGATGGGTCGCACGCTTAAAGTGCTGCACCGGCTCAACCAGATGTATCTTGAGGACGAAGAGGTCAAGGACGAGACGGGTGAGTTGCTCGTTAAGCGATCTGACTTTGACGGCCCGATGGATGTGGTGCCGGTTTCGGACCCCAACATTTTCTCCGAAGCGCAGCGTTTTGCTCAGGTTCAGGCGATTGCCCAACGTGCGATTGCGTTGCCGCAGGTCTATGACATTCGCAAGGTTGAAGAGCGCATTCTGAAACAACTGCGTGTGCCCAACGCAAAAGAATTGTTGGTGCCCGCTCCAACGCCCAAGGAGTTAAATGCCGTCAATGAAAACGTGGCTGCAACGCTTGGGCGTCCAATATCGGCGTTCCCAGAACAAGATCATCTTGCGCATATTCAAGTTCACTTGGATTATCTCACGAGCCCCGTTCTGGGTTCTTCTATGCTCATGTCGGGAACGTTTATCCCCACGATTCTTAATCACATCAAGGAGCATATCGCTCTTTGGTACGCGAACCATATATTTGAAGTGGCCTCGGATGCTGCGGGGCGTAGCATTACAGAGTTCCAGAAAGTGAACGATAAAGAGGTCAAAAAATCATTTGACCAAATGTTGGCAGCGGCATCTCAGCGTGTGGTGCCTGACGCATCACAAGCTTTTGGCGCGATTCCGCAGATCGTTCAGCAGGCCATTGGCATACTCCAGCAGATGCAGGGCATGAACGCGTCGCAAGATCCGAAGGCCGCTGCTCAAATGGCCGAGGTACAGCGCAAGACGGCAGCGGATCAGGCCAACATTCAGGTCAAGCAGGCCGAGTTGCAATTGGCGCAGGCCAAGCTTCAGCGAGAAGAGCTTCAAACTCAGCAGCGTCAGCAAGACAACTTGCAGCGTGAGATGCTCAAACAGGAGCGACTTGATAAGCGTCAAGCGGCGGAACTTAACGTCAAGCTGGTTACGAACCGCGAAGACAACGACACGGCTAAGCAGATTGCTGCGATGGAAGCCATTACGGGTGAGAAGGTCGGTGTTTCAACAGGTACGGGTATTAATCCATAGGGGTGATTTATGGCTGACAATTACATGAACCAACACAAGATGATGGCCATGGGTATGGCTGTCAGTGGACAGAAAATGGTCAATGGTGGTCCGAAGAAGGGCATGGTTGACCAGTCGAAGGGTGTCAAGGGCGACCCGAAAGCAACGCCCGCCATTATTAGCAAAGGTAAACAAAACGCATGATTGAACGCATCATTGACGAATTGGAGCGGGCCAAGGCTCGTGTCGCACACGACGCGATGAAACGGCAGCTGGAAGGTAAGGATGCTTCGTTTGAATATGGCAAGGCAGTGGGCACTTACGCCGGGTTGCAGGCCGCGTTAACTTACATTGATCGTCTTCTGAGAGAAGAAGAGGACGGAGAGGATTTCTAATGACAACGTTGGATGAGGCTTTTCCTAGTGTAGAGCCGGGTTTGATTCCATTTGGTTCGCGTGTTTTGGTGCAAATTCGTAGCCCGAAGAAAACTTCTTCAGGGGGTATTATTTTGCACAGCGAAACGCGGGAGACAGAGGTCTGGAATACCCAGATCGCAAAGGTTCACAGTCTTGGACCTTTGGCCTTCAAGAATCGCAACACGATGGAGTCTTGGCCGGAAGGCGCTTGGTGCAAACCGGGTGATTATGTCCGGGTTCCCAAGTACGGCGGAGATCGGTGGAAGGTTCCTTACGGCAACGACGAAGAGGCGTTGTTTGTGATCTTCAACGATCTGGACATCGTAGGTGGCGTAAGCGGCGACCCGCTTGCCATCAAAGCATTTATCTGAGGGCTAACACATGGCTAAGGACGAAGTACTGAAAGAGGACGACGAGAGTTCCCAAGAGGAATACGTCGTTACCGAAACTCCTCCCGAGGAGCCTGCTCAAGAGGAAGCGCTTGCTGAAGCAGAGGCTTTGGCAGAGGAAGAAGACGAGGGCGATGAGCGCCTTGCGGACGCTGATGAGGCGGATGAAGACGACAAAGGTAAACGTCGCGCTCAGACCCCCGAAGAAAAGCGTGCGCAGCGCCAGCAGCGTAAGTTCCGTCGCCGTGCGGCGATTGAGCACAAAGAACGCGAGTTGGCATTCTTGCGTGCAGAGAACGAAGAGTTTAAGCGTCGGTTGAATGCCGTTGAACGTCGCACGACTGAGTTTGACCAACAGGCTGCGGATCAGCGACTCAACGAAACGAGTGCTGAAATCCATACCGTAGACCGCATTATTGCCAAGGCCATTGAACAGGGGCAGGGCGAGGATGTGGCCAAGGCGCTTGCCATCCGTGATCAGCTCATGGAACGCCGCAAGCAACTTGAGGCTCTTAAAAGCCAAACCAAACTGGAGCCGAAGAAAGAAGGCCCAGATCCGCGTGTGGCGGCGTATGCCAAGGAATGGATCGGTGCCAACGATTGGTATGACCCCAAGGGCAACGACGAGGACTCAGCCATTGTTCAGGCCATTGATAAGCGCCTTGCTTCCGAAGGGTTTAACCCGGCAACGGAAGATTATTGGATTGAGTTGGATAACCGTGTAGCCAAACGCCTACCCCACCGATACGGAGAAGATACCGTGGAAAACGAGGCCCGCAAAGCAAAGGCCGCGCCAAAACGCGGTGGTCCCCCAGTCGGCGGTAAGCGCGAATATGCCGCGCCGTCTACCCGAAAAGAGATCTATATCAGCCCTGAACGCAAGCAAGCACTTGTTGACGCAGGGGTCTGGGATAACCCAGAGTTGCGTCAGAAGTACATTAAGCGTTATGCTGAATATGATCGTAACAATTCTTCTCGCTAAACAAGGGAGCGAGTTATATGAGCGATGAAAGACTGAAGAAGGTTCTTGGCGAAGGTCGTGAAAGTCGTGCTGCGTATGATCGCGCAGTGGTAGAGGAGAGAGCTATCTCCGATGATGACCGCGTTGAGATGTTTCGACAGCAATTTTTTCAGGCCGCGTTGCCTGATTTGCCGAAGATTCCGGGTTATCACACTTGCTGGTTGACAACCACGAATCCAAGGGACTCGATACAGGGCAGGATTCGGCTTGGATATGAGCCGATTAAGCCGGAGGATGTTCCCGGTTGGGAATATGCCACGCTGAAAACTGGCGAGTACATTGGGTTTATTGGCGTCAACGAGATGTTGGCTTTTAAGATTCCCCTGTCGCTGTACAAAAAGTACATGCAGGAAGCGCATTACGATGCGCCCGCTCGGGAAGAAAGCCGACTGGCCGAGACAGCCGAGTTCCTGCGTGAGCAGGCTCAGAAGTCCGGTTCAAATGTGATCGAAGGTGACGGCATGGAGGCAATGCGGGAATCGGCTAGTCGTCGTGCCCCACAAGTGTGGGAATGATGTTAGCCATACATCTTTTTTGTGAGGATTAACGCATGTCTGCGACCAGTGCTCCATTTGGTCTTCGGCCTGCCTATCATCCTAGCGGTATCATTCGACCCACCGCTATGACGATTGAGACGGGCTACACCTCCAACATCTTCCAGTTCCAGCCGGTCAAACTCGACACGGATGGTTTCATTGAAGCTGCTGGAAATTCTGATCCCATCATCGGTACGTTCATGGGCGTCGAGTTTACCGACGCTGACGGTCGTCGCCGCGTGAGCAACAAGTGGACGGCCTCAACCGCCGCCACGGATATTGTTGCCTACGTGACGCTTGACCCGGCCATCGTGTACGAAATTCAGGCCAACGGCTCGGTTTCGGTCACGAACATCAGCAATCAGGCGGACTTCGCCAATGCTGATTCTGGCAACGTCACGACTGGCCTTTCGCTCGCGCAGCTCGACCGTTCGGGCTTCGTCACTTCGGGCAACAAGGTCATGCGCGTCATTGCTATTGCGCCGGAAGTTGGGAACGCCGCTGGCGACTCCTTCACCATCGTTCAAGTCCAGATTAGCGAGCACCAGTACGTCGCTAATGTGGCTGCATTTTAAGGAGGGCTAGAAAATGGCAGTCCCAATGCGCAGTACTGATTTTCGTTCCATTGTTGAGCCTATTCTTAACGAGGCTTTCGATGGCGTTTATGACCAGCGTGCTGACGAGTGGAAGCAAGTCTTCGTCCAGCAGCAGGGCATTCCCCGCAACTACCACGAAGAGCCGGTGCTCTACGGGTTCGGCGCTGCTCCGGAACTTCCGGACGGTATGCCGGTCACGTATCAGGCCGGTGGCGTGCTCTTCTTGCAGCGCTATGTGTACAAGGTCTATGGCCTTGCCTTCGCGCTCACGAAGGTGCTCGTGGAAGATGGTGACCACATCCGTATCGGTCAGACCTATGCCAAGCACTTGGCGCAGTCGCTGATTGAGACGAAGGAAACCCTCTGCGCCAACGTCCTCAACCGTGCGTTCACCGCTGGCTTCAACGGCGGCGACGGCGTGCCTCTGGTTTCGACCAGCCACCCGATTGCCAACGGAACGTTCAGCAACCAGCTCACGACTCCGGCGGCTCTCTCGCAGACCTCACTTGAGCAGCTCCTCATTCAGATCCGCAACGCTGTTGACAACAACGGCAAGCGCATCCGTTTGAACCCGGAGAAGCTCGTTGTGTCGCCGTCCAACGTGTTCCAAGCGGAAGTGCTCCTCAAGAGCGTCCTCCGTACGGGCACCGCCGACAACGACATCAACCCGGTGAAGTCGATGGGCCTCCTCGCTGGCGGTCAGGCTAACCTCTCGCGTTTGACCTCCACCACCGCTTGGTGGGTGAAGACGGACGCGCCGGAAGGCTTGAAGCTGATGATGCGTCGCGGCCTTGAGAAGTCAATGGAAGGCGACTTCGAGACTGACAGCACCAGATTTAAAAGTACAGAGCGATACGCAGTCGGATTCACCGATCCGCGTACCGTTTACGGTACGGCTGGTCTGTAAGTCTCTGATTTGTAAGGAGTTATTCTCCTAGACAAATCCTTGCCCGGCTCTGTATGATGCTAGCCAACTTGGAAACAGGAAGGTCATCATGCAGCAGCCGGGTAAGTTTTATGTGTACGTTTATCTTGATCCCCGTCCGGGGAAAGGGCTTCAGCCCATCTACGTTGGCAAAGGCACCGTAGATTTAGACCGCGCCAGTGATCACTGGGAACGTCGGTGCGTTAATCGTTTTTTGCAAAGTGTGCTGGATAAGATTCGGGCAGCGGGTCTTGTTCCGCAAATTACTATTGCTGCGTATATGGACGACGAAGAAGAAGCGTTTGCCATGGAGCGTGACTTAATTACTCAATACGGGCGGCGTGATTTGCGTACAGGTTCTTTGTGCAACTTTACAGATGGAGGACAAGGTACTTCTGGCTTGAAATACAGTGAAGAACGTTTGCGCAAAGCTAGAGAAAAATTCTCTACACCAGAATGGCGAACGTTAATGTCTAAAATTGCTCTTGATGCTTGGCAAAATCCAGAACATAGACAAAAGATTTTAGAATCTCAAAATCGACTTAGAAACGACCCCGCCTACCGTGCCCGTCTTCGCGCAGCCATTCTTAAAAGCCGCACTGAAGAAGTACGCAACCGGATTAGCGTAGTGATGCGTGAGAACTGGGAGTCCGAGGAATACCGGGCTAAACAAGCTGCGTCCCGTGCTGAAGCACACGCTAGACCGGAGGAAAAGAAACGTAAGAGCGAAGCCACAAAAAGACTATGGACACAGAAAGGAGATAGTATTAGATTAGCGATTAAGGCCGCGAAATCGACTCC